TTGCTTCCAATGCCCACCCAAGAGGAGTATTGGGTACGAATAGGTCATCTTCATAGTTGACGCCGTACCCATGTGGATATAGATCAGCCAGATTCTCGCTACCCGTCGGGCTTATCAACTCATAAACATCATCCTGCTCTCGCATCTGGACACCAGCATGACGTGGGTCGCCTCCCCTGCCGTAAATCTCCTCGGCCTTAGGTGCAAGATTGCTGCCCTGCCTATACATCATCGTGTTGTTCGGACGGTAAGCACTACCATGACGTGGGTCGCCGCCTTCTACAGTCGCACTCTCCGATACCTCGGTACCCCATGCTTGGTTATCGAAGCCACCCAATGGATTCGCGCTAAAGAACTCCGGTGCCTGCGGTGCCTGCCGTTCACCACCCCGCATCACCGTATAGGTAGGAATGTCCCACGCATAAACAAGTTCTTCTTGAGTGACACCCAACTGGTTAGTCAACAGGCTGATAGTCGCTTCTCGGGTAAGACCAAACTGTGCCAAGAACTCGTTAGCCTTAGCGTCCAGTGCTGCTGATTCCTCAGGTACCCGTACCCCGTCACGAGAACGGATCTGACCACCTAGCCCCATCGATTCCCCACCCGTCAATGAGACACCGGCTTGTACAGCAAGGAGATGTGCCGTCCTCAACAATTCCAGATAGAACGCATCATTGAAGTATCCTCCAAGTGCTACGTTGCCAGTAGTGCGGGTCATACGTTTCTCACCCTCAGCGTATTCAAACTCTTCCTACGACTATTCACCGAATCCATCAGACGCCGGAAGTCAGGACCGCCACCACCAACAAGATCCATTGACTGTGCCAGTCGATCATCCAGAGTAGTAACCAACGGTGATTCTGCTGGAGTACCCTTGGCTATCTGCATCGCTTTGTCCACCATGCGGCCATAGTCTTCGTTGCTGTACCCACGTTCGGAGGCGGTACGCTGACCAATGGTGTGAGCGTAAGTAATCATTCCCTTACGAAGAGCATCAGGGTCGTCCCAGCCACCATGATCCGTAATGAACTTTACAAGATTGGCAGTAACTACATCCTGTTCAGCGTTCTGTAATGCCCCGACATCATTCGGATCCCAGTTATCTCTATAATTCTCAGGCCGCAACTTCCCTCGGTTCAACAAAGAAATCTCATTCTCGTTCAACGCTCCAGCCCTATGAGCATACCTCATAAAGTCATCGTCAGTATTTCGGCTACCAAAGAAGATCTGTGAACCCCAGTCACTATCTCCATAGAAGTCAGACATCAGCAGATTCACCAACTGCTGTTGGTTCGCAGAACCACCCCGCCCAAAATACTTCTCTCGCTGCTCTACACCCAAGTCTCCCATCATCTCCGTGATAGTGGCTTCCAACTCTTTGATACCTTGATTGTTGATTAGACGATTAGGGTTATCAGAGATTCTCTGCTGAATCCTTCGTGATACTTCTTTTATCACATCTTCTTGCTGCTTAAAAGACTGATTGTTTTGGAGTTCGCCAGTGCTGACATTCCGACTGATAAGCCGCCGCATCACTGTCTCTATGTAAGGCGTAGCATCAGAATGCAATTCGCCTTCCGGTACCTGCAATGCCTCATTGATGATGTCTACTTGGAACATCTGCAATGCATCAACAGTCCGATCAGCCATACCGGCCATACCGGGTATGTCTAGTTTACCCCATTCAAAACCTGCGGTGGGATCCAGTATCCCCCATGCAAACAACTCCTGTTGGATCTGATCTATGATAGGAGAGTAACCTGTGGAATCTTTAGTATTGTCATATAAGGTACGCATATATTTGTAGGCGTCCAGTTGACCTAACTTGCCGCCGGAGAACAGATCATTAACCGATTTGATATCCCCGTAAGGTGTGCCATCGAACGACGTTATGAACCCAACCTGCCCTCCCTCTTCACCAAGGTCAGGACCGATCATCATCGATGGATCTCCCTTGCTGAGTTCTGCTGCATACATCTGGATAGCAGCCTCCAACGCCCCACCGAGAATGTCCTGTGCTGACCCGCCACCAAACGCATCATCAACATTTGCTAGTATTGTGGTGCCGTCGCCGTACCCACCGAACTGTCGCATCAGATCACCGAACACATTAGGGTCCGATACGGCAGTCTCCAAAGTCTGCGGCTTCTTACCGTCCACGACACCGGACATAAACGTTGACCAGTTCTCAGCAACGTTCTGTTGAACCAACTCAAGTAGATCGGGAATGTTGCGCCAGTTGCCTTGCAGGTAACCAACCAGTTTTTCCTGACCTACATCGCTAGCAAGACTGAAGATATTAGCGGTAGGTTTGGCTGTCTCACCTTGGAATGCAGGGCTGACCCTTCCAAGTCCCCCGCCTGCGGCTGCTTCATAGATAGTTGACATACCGAGACCAGCGCCCTCACGAGAAGCCAACGTGACGCCGCTTTTCCTGAGCCAGTTAATAAACTTAACGAACGTTTCTTCACCAGTCATCTGCTCAAAGTGCAGAGCCTTAATAGCATCGGTACCAGAAGACTCGCCCTTATCGGTGCCCGTTCCTTTAGGCATTATCTCCTGTGCTATCTGACCCAGCCGATCCTCTACTGTCGCGTCCTCCGGATCAGGTGGAGCGAACGTACCTTCCTGCGACACAAAATCTTTAAGGGTCTTGGCTAGTCTTGATACCTGACCCTTCGGGTGCTGCCACCATGGCTCATCTTCAGGGGTAGCAGCGAATACCTCATCGATAACCAGACCAATGTCTTCGACATACTCACCGATCTCATCTGGGATATCCCAGAAGGGCGGCTCTTCAGCAGCGGTAAGAGTGCTGAGTAGTTCGTCTTCGGGTTGCTCTACAAAGAGATCAGTCATATCACACTCATATCGATATTAACCAGCCCAGCCTCATGCTTCGCAATCCAACTCTCCCCAATAATAGGTAGGAACACACTGTAATATAGTTCATTCAACCAAGGCTTGTTATGAATAAACTCCTCCATGATCCGCTTATATTGGAACCGGAGAGCATCACGTTTTGCTCGTGCCCTAGGATCAGACTGACCTTTCAGACCATCCATCTTGTCGGAGAACCCGACAATGGTAGCCATCGCATCCAAAATATCTTCCCGGTGCAGCCCCTCAGGTACCAGTTCCGGCGATTCGATCAGCAACCTGAACTCACTGACAGTTGAATCCCGCTTGATACGAGCAGTACCAGTAGTGATCTGATTCACAAACACAGGATGCTGCATCTGGAACGCCGCATACCACAGATCCCACTGGCTATCCAACTCCGTGGTATCCATATTCATAGCACGCATCGAATTCTTTCGCGTCATATAGGTGATACGACGCTTGCTGTAAACAGGATAAGAGATATTGAAATACAACTCAGATAGAAACTCTTCCGACGTATCCATCTTACGTAGACCCATATTCAACTGACGCTGCTTAGTTTCTCCCACATACTCGTCATCGTCTACGTCAAACTTGCGGGGCATAAAGAACGCGGACGACATTGTGAAGTCACGGGCAAAGGCATCATTCTCTACCAGCCAGCGGTTAGCGTCCTGTGTAGTCTCCAGCACAGCGAACGGGATCTTGGTATAGCCGGAAGTCCTGAACGGTGAATGCTCCACCGGATCGAACTTCTCCCCGGTACGAGCCTCCACGTTCTTTACCCACTGCGGGTACGCCTCCTCATAGGGAAGCCCCATCTCCAACAACTCGTGGAACTCTTGGTTCCATTCCCAATTCTCATGGAGAGTAAGGTCAGCCAACGATCCAGTAGACGGACCCCAGAACCATGATAGAGCCTGCAACAACTGGTACTGGCGGGCCATCTCATCTACATCCTCTAGGAACCATTCCTCATACAGCGCCGGATTGGAATGCGACGCGATCTCCTGCTCCGTAGGAATAGAACCATTCATTGCCATGAACTTAAGTACATCAATCTTTGCCTTGGCACGGGCCTCACCATTCGGACCATCGATACCCAACACAGAGATCGCCCTGACAATCAGTGCAGGAGCGACCGACGACCATGCCGCCTCAAAGACGCTAGATACAGTTCCGCCTGCACCTGTATTTAGTTTGCTGGCTCCGGGATAGCGACCACCGACAAGGTTGTGTTCAAACATCTGTCGGATCTCAGCGTCACGACCCGAAGCGAAGTTGATTGGAGCAGCGAGCAGCGGACCCAACCCCGGCTGACCTATTGAGTCCAGATCATAACCGGGGATGACATGGATATTCATTGCGATACCCATACCGGGGCGCTGTACAGCACCGAGGTTGCCACCGAAGACGCTGCTGACGATGGGTGTCTTGTCGGCTATCGACAGCATGTAATGGGTAGCGATTTCACTACCGGGGATAACGATCTGCTTCTCTCCGAACTGATCCTCCTGAACAATACCGCTGTATACCCCGGCGTTCATTGTTAGATGAAGGTTACGGAACATCAACGGGTTGTGCTTTAGGCTGCGTCCGACACGACGCAGGAAGTTATCTTCAGCAAACCAGAACGGTACGACTGTACCGACCATTGCCTGAAACTGTGAGCGGATGCGATGGTCATCGATGTAGGCGCTGGTCAGGGTCATAGCCCGACGGGCGGCTATATCACGGTGTGCGTCAGCCATCAACTTACGGTGCAGCATGTAGCCGAAGAACTCGTTTTGCAACCGTACATGTTCGTCAAGAACATCCGCTACTGTCGAAACTTTCACGGCTCCATACCAACCTATATGGTCGGAGTTGGCACCTATCGGAGCCATGCGCTTCAACAGACTATCAACTGTTTCCGGCGACAGTTCATCCATAAGGCGAGCGACCCGCTCCAATACCGCCTCTACATCAGCAGGTATGTCACCTTCTTTAATAACCTCACGTATCCCATCGATGGTAGCGAGTGGGCTTTTCGTTTCGATACCAGCAGCCAACATGGAGGCCGGAGCCTCCGGGTCAGCCTTAGCCAGCGGCCAGTCGAACTCAATGAATCCTTCTAGTTCATCGATGACATACTGGTTGTCTACATCCATGCGTCCCAGACGAGCGCCGGGAGTCGTACCACTGGCCTCGTGAAGCCTGTAGTTGTACGGCTTCTTCACCCACACGGCCTCGCCACCCATGGCCCGAGAGGCACCCTGCCATACCCGCACCTCCAACGGAGACCGATGGTAGATACGTCGAACACCAGTCGTCTGCTCTTTACCCAGAGCCAGATAATGCTGGAACAACGGTTCACGAACCATTCCACCAATCATCGGGTTGACTATGCCATCGAACCAGTTACGTAAAATCGTTGTCCATGCCTTACTTATCTTCTCCCCTACTGTCCCGCCTTCTTCAGTGACCGGCATGAACGCGAGGATATTCTGAGGGGCGTTGTTCCACCATCTTGCTCTACTGGCATAGGCACCGACCCGTACCGCGCTGACTTCATGTGGTTCAAGGACTTCACGAAGCCACGGATGAAAGATTTCCGTATTGTCCTGTCTACTACCCGTACTAATCAGGTCATTCAATTCAAAGGAGTTAAGATAGGCTAGTTCCTCAGCCATGTTATGAAGATCATTACCTGTTGTAATCTGTTCTTCTACCAATTCGTAGTCAAGGAACCAATCATCGGTAGGTTCTGTACCATGCCTAAGTACAATAAACTCACCGGTTGTGGGACTTCTGTAGTAACGAGTTAGATGGGTAACTGGCTCACCATCCAACATGGGTACTGGTGTCAAGCCACCGGGACGTGGGGATATCAGATGTTGGGCTGCAATCCCAATCACGTTCTCGTCGCGTAGACCGCGTGGACCGAAGTCGCGTGCTGTCGTCGCGCCTTCCCTGCCCCACCCGTAGTAGGAGTTCATAAACTCGCCACCCAAAGCAGTAGCCATATCCTCATGTGCGGTCCTTGACCCAACTGCATTCCTGACAACAGTGATGTCAAGTTCGGCTGGCCTGCTACCTGCCGACAGACCGGGTGCGTTCCACATTTCCTCACTACTGACATCCATCGTACCAATGCGTCCACTACCCACACGGTGGGCTGGCATCCCAACAGATCCGTACCGAACCATCGACCGTCTGGACAAGACATCTTCCAAAACCTGCGATATGATATGGGCTACCTTTGGGTTGGCGCTACCAACTACCAGCGGGAAAAAACCCTCTCCAACCTCTTCCCACAGGTTTGCAGTAGCAACCATAGAACTAGCAGTCAAGCCTGTACTACCCGGTCCCAGCGATGGCGACAGCAAGCGTGCCGCATTCAACGCTTCCTTCTCACCTAAACCAATCTCCCGCATTCTGACTGTGAGAAGGTCCACAGCCTCATCGAACCAACCCTGATGACGCCGCCCACCTGAAAGCATTTCAACCAATGCTTCCCTATACCTCAAATGAACCATCGGAACAAACAGGTGGCAGTATCTCACTGGCCTTACCGCCCAAGGCAGCGAACCCAGCGTTCGATCGATGCACTGTCCTAAGAATCTGCTGACCCGCAGGGGTCATCACCTGATTGAAGTACGCCAACCGTGCACGTCGAACGACCTCATCCCAATCATCTACCAAGCGAGTGATATCTGATTGACCAAGGAGATAGCCAACGATGTTGACATCGGCACCAACCTTCTGTCCACCAATCTCCGGGTCCAATATGTTGCGCCATACATCCTGCTGGTTTTCAGGCATCGCTTCGATAAAGTCATCAACAGCATCCGGCCATCCGGCTTCAAACGGTAGATCACCGACAACCAAGTCGCCCGCCTCATCGAAGGATGCACCGGGTCCAACCCGATCAAACGCCTGCCGTAGTTCGTTCAACGCATCCGGGTTCTCCCGTGCAAGGTGTAGAACAATCTGCTCTGGCGACTGGTCTCTCAGTAGTGTCCTTATATAACGGATCTCTTCAGGGCTACCAGAAGACAGCGCAGCGAGGGCTAGCCCTTCAGCAGTAGCGGTAAGGTCTTGTCTGATCCGTGGCGAAACGTAGTTGATTATTTCATGCAGATATGCACGAGCGAATATGTCGTCGGAGTGCATGGACAGCCGTTGTGCTACCGCCTGAGCCTTACGAACAAGACCCATTTCGCTACCCGGCTCATTGGATACATACGCTAGTTCTGTATTCTGGTAATCAACTGTGAACTTCAGCAGCCGGTCTACAGAGGTAACACTGTTCCCCCGCCGGAGCGCCTCATCCATAGTGTTCTTGCTGTAGTTGAGGTAGTTGTCGAAGGTTCCTAGAACCTCCCTCATCTGAGCGTCCAGCAAAGTGGGGATAGTCAAAGAGGATGCAACGGCAGCAACCCGCTCCTCATGGTTCTTCGCCACCTTGGTAAGTATCCGATTAGCGAGTCCCTGCCGGGTGGGCATACCCGGTATACGACCGAAGGTATCCCGTGCGAGAAGCGTAAGTTCATTGGCCTTCGCATTGGAGAACTCAAATAACTGCCTAGAAGTCCTCCCCAATACGGTGCGACCTGTCCGCAGTTTCACCGCTTCATGGGTATCCTCAAACAATTTGAACGCAAGGTCCGGGCTGTCCTCCAGCAAGGTCGCCCATCTATCCTTGTTCTTTTCGACAACCTCCAAGAGCGACTTTCGGAATATGGCAAAGTCCCCGACTCCAGCAATCTCATTAAACGACCGCCAGATTGCAGCGAACGGCTTCCATACCAGCCCCATCCGCTCCGAGTCAGGTAGTTTCGATCCCTTGACCAGCGTCTTCCTACCGTATGCATCCCACATGGGATGGAAATCGGCTGCTGTCTTGGCTAGTTTCTGCTTCGCGTAATGCGCCGGGCCTTCACGCATCATCCATGTGAACAACTCTTCGCCACCGTTACGGACCACATACCCCATACGTAGCAGAACAGCGGGACGCCATGTCCTAGCGAGAAGATTATCGACCGCAGGTAGGTGCATCCCCCAGCCAAGCCTCCGATAGAACGCCATGTACTTGGCTACGGCTCCCAGTTCCCGGTAGTTGGGTATGACATTGGCTCGTGCCAACTGTGCTGAGTATTCCTGACCGGGCATAATGGCCTTGCGGACATTCAGACCTTGGATTCCAACCATGTCATCAGTGATGTTGCCGTATCTATGTGCGCCCTGTCGGATAAACTTTTCAACAAAGCGTTGAACATCCCGTCCGCCGTGCATGAACACGCCGGACCTACCGAGGAAATCCAAATAGAACTCTGTGGTCACCAACCATTTCTCAGAATCGGTACCCATCGTGTAGGCACGTAGGTAGTTATCGATCTGGGTACGTGGCATATCCACCATGATTCCCATATCGACTAGTCCTTGGAACTCAGCAATCGCCACATTGCCGCTGGTGACATCTATGTGCGCTGCCTTGGGGACATAGGTAGTTAGTTTCTCTGCAAACTTGGCCGGGTAGTAGGCCAATGCGTGCAAGGTCGCCTTGCTGATTATGCCGCCGCGATACCACCAGTCAAGTTCAGCGTTAGCCCCGCCTGCCTTGTGGATCTGGCCTTCCAAATAGTTCTGACGGGCACGACGCGCCCCCGCAAACGGCAGAGCCGTTATATCCTGAACGGGTACCCCGTCAATAATCTCTAGGCCCCTGCCCTCATGGTACATAAGTAGGGCATCCATCTCCCCACTATCCAGAACGTGTGCTATGGCTTCTGGTTCCAACTCAAGGCGAGCCTCATCGATCTTCGCCATGTCCGTTTCACCCAAGCCGTGCCGACGCGCGTTGCCGATAGATGCGTCATCCATTACTGATTGAAGACCTATGGGATCTATATCATTACTAAGGGTAAGTAGCCCGTCGTCAATCCGTTTAAGAAGGGCAACATGAATATAGTTGCCCTGCTCCACAAGCCATGTTGCAGCGGCCCGTGCAAGGTCATCAACAACATCTGATTCTAGATGATGGAAACTAAGTATATCGTTCTTAATGTACTTTTTACCTTCAGCCCACGCCTCTCCGAACTTGCTCATCCGTGGTAGGAAGATCGCGTCCGGGTCAACTCCTCCCACCTTGGAGGCCAGCATCTCCCAACCCGTCTGAGACTGGAGGAAGTCCCAGAAGCCCTGCTCATGGGCTAGCGTCGGGAATGTCCTAGTTTGGAAATCAATGTATTCAACAAAGTTTCCGTACTGGTCATACTTGGCAAGCGTTACTCCATCATTGGTGAATGCAACATCACCTTCCACCATTGGGTTACTGGGGTCACCCTTGATGCGGGCCTCACCCAGCAACTTGCCCTCGTCATCGAAGACCCGCCACATGCCAGTGTCATCGATGTGCCGTGCATCCACGGTGAGGCTCATCCTGCGCCTCATCAGATGCCAGTTCCACATATCACCGATGATTGGAGCCATCGCAGGCACATCACGCATCAACTGGCCTAGACCAGTTTCAGTACCGAACTCTATCTTGACAGCATTAGCGACACTTTCATCAGGGTTCGCAGCCCTGAACGCACGAGCGAACTCATCTATTTCATCCTGCTTCTTGAACGCATCGTTAACCCGGTCGATCAACCGGTTGATTGCCCTGTGCTGTGAACGAAGCATCAGGTTCGTCTGGGCCAGATACTCGGCACCACTTCTGATTAGCCGCCTGCCACGCCCAATCGGAATGTTGCCCTGAGTGAGCGCACCGGTACTTCCAACTCCACCCCCCGCGACCCATGCCTTGACTTCGCTGAGAGCATCATCGTAGGTGCCGGTGGTGGGGTTCCAAATCCTGATTGGTGCGAACAGACCGGTATCTTTGGCTTCTGCACGGAGAGCCTTAGACAGCCGTTCAGAGAAGTGGACGGCATCCGAGGTCATCCCTGCACGTAGTCCGACCTTCGCGTGCTTGGCTATCTTGAAGAGAGCGCCACCAGCCCACGTTGTCGGATCCAGCAAGATTTCGGTAGCGAGCGCCCCGATCATGCCGACGGTCTTACCCTGCCAACTATCAGGGGTGACATCCCACGGTGACAACGTATTAAACGTGCGTTGTGATGCATCAAAGAGAGTGAGTTTACCCGACTCAAGAATCTCCAGTGCTTTAACATTACTCTCTTCAGCCAGCGTTGATTGCCAGTTACGCCAGTACTCGTTGGCCTTCTCTTCAGATAGGCCGTTCTTCTGCCCCTCCTTCAACATCAGGTCATATACACCCTGCTGTCCACCCTCAAGGTATGCCCGTAGCAGGCGTGTCTGGTGACGGCCAACGATACGTTCGGCCTTCTTGACAGTCCCCGAGTAATAGGAGTTCTCTTCATGCTTTGTTTCATTCCATGATTCCCGCCAATCACGAGGATCAGCAAAGGAACCCAGCCCCTTCTCCGCGAGATAGGCACCCGACCGACCGGTGCGTGTGGCGAACCGGGACGGCTTCATCACCCCCCACTCCCATGCGGTGCTGGCAGCCTTACCTGCGAACCATCCCATTACCCGCACCGGAGCCATACCGATACCTACGGCCTGACCCATATGCTCTTCAGGTAGTAGCGGGATGTCCCATGTCAACATCCGTCTAACCAACGACTTCTCTTCCTCGTTCGGTGGTTCGTATCCACCGCTGAGGAGAATCTGCTGAGTCGGTTCAGCCAATCGGGCGAACTCAGCCTTCTGTATCTGATCCGGCATCGCCTCAAAAGTATGCCGCATCTGATTAAACTCAGTCTGATTGTATGCACGCAGGAAATCGTCCAGCATATCGCCGTCCGACTTGTGACTCTGCGCTAGAGCCATGATCGATTCAGGTGCAGTATCTAGGAACCGACCGGCCCCCGCACGCATAAGCAACTGCATCCTACGACCATGCCACTCATCGTTATATGCCGATAGTGGTGCGGTACTAACCGTACTTGTTGCCCGCCGAAGCCCAGAGCGTTCAGCCATTACTGACTCAGTTGTATAGCAGCGTCTACCAAGGCAGGCTCATTCACGGCTTCCGCCCAGTTACGTAATGTTTCAGCCGCTTGCTGATTGGGGGTAGGAGCAGGACGAGAGACACCTGTCGCCATACCTGTACCCGGTGCTGTGAGTGGTGTGACCTGCGGGGTATATCCTGCTGCTGCTTCCAACGGTAGCGGACCCGGTTGCGCTGGTGCTTGAACGGCTGGGACGTTGGCCTGCTGCGGTGTAGTAATCCCACCACCTTCCTTTAACGGGATAGCCGCTTGTGCCTCTAGGCTATCGCTGACCTCACCATAGGCTGCACCAGCCTCCAAGCCGGGAGTCTGTGGCGTCTGAGTCTTCCGAGGCATCAGCCAAGCCCCTGACCCAACGCAGCGACTAACTGCTGTGCCGCCTCAGGAGAGAACTCACCACCGGGAGGACCACCGGGTGGTCCCTGTGGTGCCATACCTGCCGGTCCTGCTGCCAAACCGGCTGCCTGTTCTGGTGCCATAGCCATACCCGCTTCCGGCTCAGGTGCTATAGCAGCCTGCTGCTTCCGTATCTCTTCATCTGCCTTCTCTATGGCTTCAAAAATATCCAAACCCTTCTTGCGATGCTTCTCAATCTTAGAGACATACACCACCGGCAACTGACCGGACAAAGCCTGCTGCTGGATTGCGGCCATAACCGCATCCTCCAACTGCTCCTCATCGACACGGCGTCCTTCCATCTCAGCATCTTCAATAAACGGATGCTTGGCCCTGAACGTATGGAGACTGATGCCCTTCATAGATAGCAACTGCCCCAACTGGATTGTAGTCCCTTGTACGTCCGCTCCGGGGATGGAATGCGACACCACATTATCGAATGTTTCAAAGTGGTCATTCGGAGTGAATACGACCTGTCCGAAATCACCCGCATACCCGGTGAACATAGAGAACTGCTTACTACCCCAGTAGCCCTTATAGGTAGCAAACAGGCATTCGTTCAGATGAGGAAGATGAGCCTCCATAATCTCCTGCATCTCCTGAATACGCGGGTCCAGAGCGGCACCCATGAGCGCGTCGATGCCTCGTCCGGTACGCAAAGCCCCGTATGACTCACCACCGATTTGAGGTACTGTTCCGGTAGAGATTCGTGCATTACGTTCCAATCGGTCGATTGCCATGTTTGTTGCAGGACTAGGCGACGACCGGAGTTCTCCGATCTGCTCAGCATCAAGCAGAACATTGACTTGGCCCTCTCGCCCATCCTTCCACTCGCCGCCGACAATCATCGGCACCTGACCCGACCGTCCAATGATATAACGGTCAGGGAAGATCGCCTTCTCTGTCGCCAAGATCTCCAATGCCATCATCTTCGACATGAGATCGACTATCCCAATCACATTGGAAATAGAAGAAGCGATCCTATCTAGCGTCACTCGTCCGGGCATGATGACACACGGCATCCCTGCCTTATTGGGAACACGAGTTAGTTCTATCGATGTTGCAACCATTGGTTCCGTCTGCGAATACCGGCTATACCGTGGTCCCATGATTCCAATAACAATGTGGTCAGAATCCACCCACTCGGCTACATCCCACAAGTCCTGACGAGAGTTCACCTCATCTGGTATAGGTCCGCCGTTTTCCTGACGGCTAGCAGGATAGTGGCTACGTAGCCAACCACCAGACTTACCATAAACGAATCCGACATTAGTCGGAGGTGCCACGTCCTCATAAGCCTGCGGTTCTGGAAACACACCGATAGGGTCACGCACCTGAATACGAGGTAGCCCCTTATCGAAGTCGGGTGTAACTACAAGACAGGCAGTGGCATACCCGGCTAGATGTCTGTATGCGCGACGTATCTTAATCTTGTATTTGGAGTCATACCATGTAGCAGCGAGCGCCTTACGTCGGATATCGGCGTACTCGCGCGACCGGATCCCCCTTTCCTTGGAAGGATCGACAGCAGGACAACCAATAAACGGCATAACTGATGCAGCCCGCTGGGCCAGCGCATCAATGTTTTCCGCTATCAAAGCAGGCGTCAGAGGAGGAAGAACCGGCTCTTCTTCCATTGACGGCAAAGGTATAACATAATCACCGTTATATCGCTCTTTAACATCTTGCATACGGGCAATGAGAGGGGACTGTGCCTCCTGTCGGAGTCGAATGATCGACACGATCTCGTCAAAAGTGTACATCAAAACACCTGTCTAGCGGGCATACTTGATCCCCACGGTAGTCCACCAAAGTTAAACTGTGAAGTATCCAGATCAAATGATTGCTTACGCTGCCGCCAAAGAATCCAGATGAACCACAAAGCCATAACCTGATCCTGACGAAGTTTCGTTCCACGCTTCAGCGGACGCCATGCCTTCAACTGGCGGATCAACTGATCTGCTTGGTGGCGTGTCGAAGGATCATCCGCATACGGAATGTCCATTTCACCGCGCATAAACGACAACGCCATCGATGGGACACCAATCGTTTCATCATACTTGTTCATCCCGGTTAGATGCTCTCTAACCCTGAAACCGTACCGTTGTGTCATCTCAATCAGGCGCTCATCACGAGATAGCCCCTTCTGGAACACCATCGCTTCAATAATGACATCCGACACACTGCTGCCATTCCTGCCACATTGGAGTACGGCATCCTCCACGATGCCAAGGATTTGTTCGTTACGGGTAAGCCCTAAGTCTTCCCGAATGAAAAGTATTTTAAGTTTTCCTTCGTGCGGTGTAGCAGCAATAACACAATTGTTAGAGCCGAGAGCGGGATCAACGCCAATATATACAGAGCAGTCTTTAGGTGGTTCATGGTTTACTGACCTCAACGGGTTTAGGCATTTCTGAATAGAGTCGTCAGTAAAGGTCGCCGCAGCCGATGAACTGGGTTCCTGCATGTAGTTACGGGACCATGCCTCCTCACCAACCTTACGGCGAATACGATCCAACGAATCCATTGTGAACATATCCGGCCACAACGGCTCCGGTTCACCCTTATCATTGGTGACAATCGCCGGAAACTTAATCACCTTGAGAATGTCCCCATCGATCTCATTCATTACCCGCTCATAGAAATCATCCTGACCGACACGAGTACCGTTAATACTGGTACGGCCACTCTCACCGGGACGAGTCAACCAGTCCTGACGGAAAATCTCAAACATCTGTTCGGTCAAGTTGAGAGAAACCCTTGACTGAATATCATCAATATGTAGGTGATCGGTTCGGGTACCAGCAATCTTAGATCGCCACCCCAGAGAAACCATCGAATAGTCACGTTCATCATGCCTGTTCTTCTTGTATACGCTAAAGTAATCAGCGCCCCAAGGCTGTGCGGTCTTACGCCCCTGCTGATTCTGGGGTACAAACGGACCATACTTCGCCACATAACGAGGAAACGGACCTTGAGGTTCCATACGAGAACGGATACGCCCAAGAATCTTACGAGCCATGTCCTGTCCCTCAGATCCGACAGTAACCCGGAACTCGGGATTGGTAGCCAGTTTGAAGCAGAAGTAATCCTCAGCAAGCGTAGTTTTGCCGTGTTCCGGAGGCCACAGGATCAGAGTGATATTACCGGGTGGCGTATTCTCGTAGGCTTCGATGGCTTTGATATGGAACCACGGGGAGAAGTGCCCGAAATATTTACTTCGGAAACTTTGGAACGTGCCGTCCCAGTCCTCTTTGCCACCGTCACGAAGAGCCTTCTCTCTGATGGCGTCAGCGCGTTCACTGAATTCAGGGATACGTTGACGCCACTTGTCATACGCCGACCGGGTGACACCAGCGATCATGCACGCCTTACTGATAACTCCATGCTCCGCGAGGCCTTCAAGGAAGAGTTCGCGCGTCTTCTGGCCCCTGACTTTGCTGACGTTGCCGCCATGCTGTTCTGTCGCAGTATCAGTCACGGGCCGTGGTGGTCTAAGAGTGGTCGAAGATCGACTTCGCTACCACTAACTCAATCGTTTCGGCAGCAACCACAACATCAGTGCTAGCGATCTTGATTGTGTGGGTACCGATCTGCTCTAAGGAAATGTCGGCATAGTAGATGCCGGTGCCGCTACCCGACGTTACCGTCGGAGCAGGGTTAATATTAGTACCGTCAGGTTGACGATGCGTACAAGTAGACGTTGTAGCAGTCGCCGTTCCCGCCGTTTTGAATGTAGCGGTAATCCGCACTTGGTCGCCTTTATCGTATGTAGCCATTAGACCCCCACCAACAGTGTTAAAGTATCCTGCTGTTCTTCCGCATTACTACTACCAGTAATATTACTAATAGTAAGTGTCAATTCTGGCTGTGGCACCTTACGAATAAGAGAAGCCAAAACAACAGTAGCCGTACCAGTAATAGCAGCCGTAATGTATGCGACTTCAACAATAGCAGCAGTTACCGTAGTCGTACTTGTGATAGCACCCGTTATCTGCCGTTCCCTGACAACCGCAGCAGTAACCGTACCCGTAGCCGTAATCGCCCCAGTGACATACGCAACTTCTTTAATCGCCGCCGTAACCGTAGCCGTGCTGGTAATCGCACCAGCAATCGACGCAACCTCAACAATCGCTGCCGTAACAGTCGCCGTGCTAGTAATCGCACCGGCTATAGAAGCAACTTCTTTAATCGCTGCTGTGACCGTCGCCGCACTAGTGATCGCACCCGCAATAGCGTGACTCTTGACGCCCTGATAGGAATAGTTTGACTCCCGATAGTCGATGCTGGACTGGCGATAGTCAATAGCCATTACTCAACCTCAACCCATGAGGTCGTGTCCTCGTCCCAGTAATAGTCGTTGCCGTCGTCGGGCATCGGTGTGGGTGGCTGCCAGACGAAGTTCTCGTCCAGCGACCATGACGGGTAGGACTGTGGACCGTAGAAGGCGTCAGCGTCCGGGTCGTAGGTGTAGCCCGCCCCTGCGTAGTTGAAACGGACAGCGGTGCCGCCGTCGGGTTCGTTGTCCTCGCCGTAGTGGACACCCCTACGAGTCCAGTAGGAGGTCTGAATCCATGTGCCAAGGCCAACATCGTCGGCCATGAACTCCTGTCCTCGATGCTCCTGATCGTCGGGGACGACTAGAACCCTGACCACATTGTTGGTTGCGTCGATCTCAGCGAAGTGGGCCATCAGACTGCGTACCTCACAATCACGATTCCAGAGCCGCCGCTGCCGCCGTCCGCGCAACCGCCGCCTCCAGTATTGGCAACGCCGTTATTGCTGGCGGACGAGCCGCCTCCCCCTGTACCACCGCCGCCGCTGCCCGACGAGGCACGCCCACCGCCGCCACCTGCGTAGTCCTCCGAGGTTCCATCTTCGTACACGTTTGATGCACCGTCGCCGCCGTCCCCCGCCGCCCCCACGGACCCTCCGACGGCAGACTTGCCGCCACCGCCACCGCCCGACGGGGCGTACCACGGCCCGCCACCGACACCACCGTCACTACCCTGCCCCTCAGTTGCGGACCCGCCGTATTGGTGGGAGCCATAGCGGTACCCGCCGCCGCCGGAACCACCATCCCCACCCACCTCGTTGTACGCTCCACCACCGCCGCCAATCGAAGTCGTCAAATGGAACACCGAGTTACTACCCTGAGCGCCGGACGACGTTGACCCGTTCGCTCCACCTGCGCCAATCGTGACCGTGTACGCCCCCGCCGCAACAGTGACTACCGCCGTTTGCATACCACCAGCACCGCCACCACCAGCCTCGGGATTGCCGCCTCCACCGCCACCAGCGACAACAAGTATCTCAACATCGCCAGAGCCAGAGGTGACGGTAAACGTCCCTGACGCTGTGAACTTGTGTGACTTGTACCCGGAATACTCGTTTTCAGAACCGCCGGTCGCTGCGAACGCAGCCCCGAACAGGCTGCCGTTCAGCCAAGTAGACACAGCCGTCGAAGGATGCCCCCTCTTGGAGTCTCTGCGGCCCTTCCAGTTGGATACCGCCGTGGACGGATTCGTCCGGTCCTGACGGAACATTTGCTAAGCGGTAATGCGGTTGACGTACCCGTACACGGCAACCTCATCACCGGTTGCACACGCACCCTTTACGATCAGACCCGTACTGGTCTTACCTTGCAGGATCAAACCCGGAACTAGAAGTACCAA